TTCGGCGGCCCATTTCGGCGCAAAGGGCGACGGTGTGACCGACGACACGGAGGCCATCCAGGCGGCCATCAATGCAGCGGAAGCGGCTGGCCGTGGATGCGTATGGCTTCCCGACGGAACGTATCTTATCAGTGCGCCTCTGAGGATCAGCGCCAATTACGTAGGTTTGCGTGGTGCTGGTCTTGGTGCCACGCGCATCCTGGCGACAACGGACATCACCGCCGTGATAATCCAGCGCCCCAACCCCATTACGCAGTGGGGTTACAGGGCGTTTGTACAGGATTTGACGGTCGAATGCTCTGCGGGCAACCCGACATCTGGAATCGGAATCCTTGTGGATGCCTACGGACACTCTCTGGTTTCCAACGTATATATCGACGGATTCTGGCGGGGATTGGTACTCCTTGGCAACCCCAGCACGGTCATAGTTGCCTCCGTGGATATTACCCAGGGGGCCAATAACACAGCGTTGCAATCCGATTCAGCTTGTTGCGTTGTGGATCGGCGGGAAATCGTGTCAACCAATCCCAATGCGGTGCTCGATGCAGCAGACGGCCTGTACTACCATGAGCCGAATTCGATCTTCTTCCAGGGCTGCAACTTCCGTCCTTCCGGTCTCGGGGCTGAGGACACGTTGCTGGTCCGAGCGTGCGACGGACTGTATGCGTCCGGCAGCTATTTCGGCGGCGGGGAATACCAAACCGTCAGGTTTTCACCGGCGCAGGCCAATCTCAACATCGGAGGAGTTGTCGTCTCCGGTTGCCGCATTGATCCCAAGGCCGGTGTCACCGAGTATGGAATACTCTACGATACCAATGCGGATCTGACGTCAGAATATACGGGCGGGCACCAGTTTGTCGGATGCACTGTCGGTGGGGCCGCTATCACAGCGGTCTGGATTGAGGGCGTAGTAAGCTCGAAGCCCCAGGACATACAATTTACCGGCTGCAAAATCAAGAACACCGACGACAACGGCGTTGTCATCGCCAGCGGTGATAATATCGTTTTCAGCGGGTGCTCTTTTGAGGACAGCAACACCTCTTCCGGGACATTCGCCGACGTAAACCTTGCTGGCGGAAGCAACCTCATGTTCAATGGGTGCGCATTTAAGGGCAACAGTTACCGGGGCATCCGATCCGCTGGGACCGACGCAGTTTATCGTGTATCCATAATTGGATGTCGTTTTCAGGATGCAACGGCAGACAATTGTATTTATCTGGCACACACGACCAAGAACGACACAGTTGCCAATAACGACTGCGAATCCTCGCGTAGTGTCGCCTCAACCGGTGATATAGTGCTCCCGGCAGTATTCGACACGTTTATCGTCACAGGGACAACGACGATCAACAACATTGCGTCGGTCGCCACGTTGTCAAATCGCAGGTGCGAATGGGAGGGGCGACGTGTCTCGCTGTTGTTCAGCGGATCACTGACGGTGTCCACCTCTGGGAATATCAATCTCAAGAGCACCTATTCGGCGACCCCGGGGAGCGTGTTGTCCCTCATCTTCATCAACGATGGATGGTACGAGGTCAGCAGGACATAGAGGTCAAGATGTGGCACGCAACTGACTGTTCCCCGACGACTGAGTCAACGAACAATATGCCGAAAACCATAATTCCGACCAGGTAAGCCATGTACTGGACCGACGTGGCCTTCTCCATCCCGGCCACCCTGCAGGGCATGCAGGGTGTGCTGCAAAGGGAACTTGACGTTGCCTCAACACAGTTGGGCACCAGCAAGGACCGGCTCTCCGGCGTTCTCGGAGCGGCAGCCGTCTCGACCAACCCGACCCTGGCCGTGACCGATGGAATCAGCGCCCTGCGCGAGTCCATGGACTCGCTCATGCTTTCGGGTGGCCGCATTGCCTGTGTTCACCCCTATATCCACCCCATCGGAGACCGGCGCGGGGATTACGCCTACCTGACGCCGCAACAGGCTGCCGAGGCCATGGCCGCCAAGTTCTCGGACCCCGCAGACCTGCCGCAGGACGACGAGACCACCGCCGTGCTCCTCCTCCTCCGGGGCGTGGACCACGCTGGATTTGCCTCCACATTGGCCGCGTTCAACGCCCTGCTGCCCATATCCCCACTGCAACTGGCCCAAAGGCGGGCCGGGTGGCTTTCGAGCCTGGAGACGGACAAGCTTCTCAACCCGGACGGCCCGCTCCGCCCAGGATGGGGCCAGACCTCGGCGGCGCGAAACAGCACGCTTTCGACGGCTGGTCGGGCCGTGGGGACGATGGCCGCTATCAGCGAGGCATACGCCTTGGAAACGACCAGGCCCGACGACGAGCTGGCCGCGCTCATATCGAGAAAGGAGGCCCACATCCTGGCCGCGACCGAAGCCTGGGAAGCTCTTTCCGAGGCCCTTGAAGGCGGTGCCGGCCTCGGCCTGGTTCTTGACGGGGGGCACGCGGCCATACGGCGCCAACTGCTTGGGGATGCTCCGCCTGTGGAAGGGTATGCCCTGGCAGCCATGTGCGCCTGGATTGGGACGAACGAACAGACGACCCTCATCAGGGAGGCCCTTGGCCTATGAACAAATTCCTCATGTTGGACGACTACGTCGTTCCCGGATACGCGCTGACCGTTGGCGTGAGCATGGACATCAAAGCCTCGGACGCGTCCGGCGAGACCAGCAGCACGGACGAGGTGGACAAGGGGACCAAGGCCAAAAAGTTGAGTGTGGCCCTGTCCATACCGTTCAAGGACATCGACGCCCTGCGCGAACTGAGTAGGGTCAGCGAAGCCAAGGACAACGGGTCGCGCAAGATTTACACCGTAGCCAACGACACCGCCAACGCGCTGGGTGTCCGGCAGGTTCGATTCGCTGAGAACATCTCCTTCCAGGAGAAGGACGGCCTCCGCGCCTGGGACGTGAGCTTCACCCTGAAGGAGTACCTGTCCATCCCGGAACGGGTCGAACAGCGCGAGGAGAAGACCGAGGCCGTGGCGCAGACGAGCGAAGGGACCGCAACCGAGACGACCGACGACGCGGAAACGGCCTCGGCCACGGAGGAGCCGTTGACCGGGTTCGAGAAGGTGCTTGCCGCTCTGGATGAGGCCCTGGCATGAAGCTCCGCAAGACCCTCTATATCAACGGCGAGCCGGTCAAGCTGGTCGAGGAGGACGTCACCCTGTCGCTCTATTCTCCGGGCCGCGCCACGTTCCAGGTGCAGAGCGCTTCGTCTCTGGAGGGGCTCGTCCGCCTGGATGTCGGCTATTCCACACAGGACAAGGACCAGGTGTTTTTTATCGGCGTGATCCGCGAGAGTCAGACCGTGGACAGCGGGCAACAGCGGCTCCGGTGCCGGGAATTGAGCTGCGTGCTGTACAACCAGCTCCACGCCGCCCTGCGCCATCCGACCTTGAAGGATGTGGTCCAATGGTACTCCGACGCAACCGGCCTGCGGTTCGTCGTGCCCGACAAGCCCTATGCGGACCGGCGGACACCGGCCTTTTACACCTTCGGGGACGGGTTCCACGGCCTCAATTCTCTGGGCGGTATCTTCGGGATCACGGACTACATCTGGCAACAGCAGGGCGACGGGTCCGTCTTCGTCGGCTCCTGGGCCGACTCCCGATGGGCAACCAGGCCGGTGACCATCGCGGAGAGCCGGTTCACGAAAGTCACGGCTACGGGCGGAAAGAAAGGGCCGGTCATGCCGCAACTCAGGCCCGGCATTCTCCTCAACGGGCAATATCTCGACAGCGTCCAACTGACCGGACACGACATGGTGATCACATGCGAAAGCAGATTGAGAAAATTATCCTGAAAATCTTCCCGGAGCTGACCGCCGGTCTGCACCTCGACCGCTTCGCGCGAGTCCTGGCCATCAATGACGCTCCGGCAGACGGGGCCGCCTCCGAGCGCTACCGCCCGCGATACGCCGTGGACATCGAAGTATTGACCGCCGACGGCGAGGTGGATGAAGCCTATCCCGTTTACGAGGCCGTGCCGTTGCCCGTCCCCATGGGCTGCGGGCACGAATCCGGGGTGTTCGCATTCCCGGAGCCGGGCGCGCTGGTGGTGGTCAGCTTCGCATACGGGCGGCCCGACATTCCCCTTATCCGCCAGATTTACCCGCAAGGGTTCAACCTTCCCCCGGTCAAGGACGGCGAACAGCGGTGGCAACAGTCCCCCGGCGTGGCCCAGGTCGCAGACCGCGACGGGAACTGGAGCCGGACCACCAACGGGAACATCACCGACGCCTGTCTGCGCCGCGTGGCCCAGGCCGTTGAGAACCTGGACGACTTCGCGCGGGAGCTGCGCACGATCCACGAGAACAGCATTGAGGAAGTCGGCGGCTCGAAGGTGATAGAGGCCATGGGCGCTTTTCGGTTCCGCTCCGGCGCATCCGCCAACCTGGTCGCCGTGGACAACATCAACCTGGTCACGGCCAGGGATGTGACCATGACCGCCGCCCAGGACCGGCACGAAGTCACCGGACGGCATCATGTGGGCATGATCAAGGGCAACATGGAGGAGACGGTCCAGGGGAACCGGACCGAGGACGTGGGCGGCAACCGTACCGAGTCCACCGGGGGAGACATCACCTCCGACATCGGCGGGGACCTCACCGCCACGGTCGGCGGCAGCTCCACCGAGCAGGTGACGGATTCCAAAGTCATCACCGCCGACTTCATCAACCTGCAGGCTACGTCCATCCGCATGGGGCAAGCTGGCGGCATCAGCCTCCTGCCCACCATCATCAGCTTCATGGAGGAAGTCCGCTGCGCCCTTCAGGACCTGGCCGACCACACCCACTCCACGCTGGGAGCGGCCTGTGACCAGCAGGGCGAGCTGGCCCAGCACTCCACCGACGTCGGGACCCTCAAGGGCAACATGACCACACTTAGCGGCTAGTGGCAGTTCTGGGGTGACGAGAAGCCCAAGAACGCCAGCAGCTCGACAACCGCTACACAAATAGCCGCGGCAGTGGTCAGAACGGCTAAAACTTGCTCAAACCGCCGCAATGTGACCTTTTTCTTCAGGGCCAACTGCTTACCCTTGAAGTAAACGAAGCCATCGCGGTCATATCCCCAAGGCATACCCTCATTCCCAAACAACCAGGGCATCTCCCGAACGCCCCTCGGCCAGCCTTCCTTGGCTGGCTTTTCATCGTTCCAGGGATCATCAATTGTATTCTCGCCGTTCGCCTTGGTCCGCTCTTTATCTTCTGACATTACCGTACCTCCTCCATTAATACACAGTGACACAATTGCCAGGACCGATAACACTACCGCCCAAAAAAATCACTCCTCCGCTCCCGCCTTCGGGCGTTCTCGTCCGTTTTTTGCGCAACGACCAGGACCCGCCAAACGGCTCCGGAACCCGCGCGGCTGTAAGTAGTTAAACAGGCAGGCACTTTTGCGCGAGTTGCAAGGCCGCGCAAGTCCGCGCCAAGATTTGGGGGGACAAGACGTACTGATCGAAAATCAGTATGCCCTAGAGCCGCGTACATTGAACGTCAGTTTTTCAAATCCGAGGACTTGTCGAACAGGGATAAGGGGACCATATTTCGGGGGACAAATGGCACGCCATTTTTTCCACAACCGGCGCGGGCCAAGGGCTGGTGAAGGGGGTGCTGGTGGCTTGCACAAAACCGACCTTGCCGGACGTCCGAAGTCCCTATCGGGTCCCTGTCGCCCGGAAACCCTTTATCCACGCCATCCGCCGACCTATTCGTAATCAGTAGGTCCGGGGTTCAACTCCCCGTTCTGGCTCCAAGAATATCAGGTGGTTACAGATATAAAATCTGTGACCACCTTTTATTTTGCCCAATTCAGTGCCAGTTTCAGTGCCAGTTAGACAAAGACAGCGACCTCATAGGCCCAGTTCATATCTGAAGCCTTGGGCGCAATATTTTTTAAAATCTAATTCGCTGTAAAGTCAGATGGTTACGACCATGATTTTGCCATGTTGAACCTCAACCAAGGAGTAAAAACATGGCAAAAACGACCAAGGCCCTCCGCACCTCCCTCCCGGAAATGTTTACCGGGAAAGTTGCGGAACAATGCACCTACGGCGCCCTTTCCTGGGCCACCATCCGCGATTTGCGCCGCAAAGGGAAAATCCCTGCGGAATGCTTCAAACAACCTGGCCGACGCATCCTCGTCGTCCGCGACCCGTTCCTGGATTGGGTCGACGCCTGGCTTGAAGGGGGTGCGCATGCGTAGCGATCACGAACGCCAGTTCATCATGACGATGGATGCAAAACTGGGATTGAAGTTCAGGGAAGTCATCGCCGATTGCACATTCCACCGCTGCGGTGTGAAAGGCAAGGAAAACGGCACAGATGGTTCTTACATCATCCACACCGATTGTGCCGTCCCGTATGGTTGGGGCTTCAACCATAAGCATGGGACCAGTTGCTTCTGGCGGGCGGACTCGGACACCCCTCTTACTCCCGAAGAAGTCAAACGCCAGGAAAGAAGCCGCGCAAGGACAAAGAAAGCCATCGAAGACAAAAAACGTAGGGCCATCGCCAAAGCCAAACGAACCATGGAAGGTGCTTCCGTCAGGGTTGACAACAATCCGTATATTACGGCCAAGGGGGTCACTCCCGCTGGCGATCTCCGGGTTGAAGAATCTACCTTGGTGCTTCCGCTCTACGGGGTCGACCAAACCCAAATCCACCTGCCTCTTGAACTGCAATCTTTGCAGTACGTCCACCGCGACGGCACCAAGAGATTTCTCACGGATGGCAAGGTCGAAGGAGGCTTCTTCCCTATCGCCACGGAAAAGCCCGATGGCGTGATCTACATCGCCGAAGGCGTTGCAACGGGCCTCTCCGTTCACGAAGCAACAGGCCAGCCTGTCTATTGCGCCCTCTGCGGCTGGAACCTAAAACACGTGGCGCAGGTCGTTCGACTGATGTTCCCGACCAGAGAAATCATCATCGCCGGTGACGACGACCACAGCAAAGAAGGCAATCCGGGGCGCAAGTACGCCATGGAAGCGGTCGCAGCATGCAATGGCCTGGTCGTATTCCCCACTTTCAAAACTCCCGAAGGCAAGACCGACTTCAACGACCTCCACGTAGGTGAAGGCATCGAAGAAGTCCGGCGGCAGCTTGAAGGCGGCGGCACTTTCCCGCCGGCCCAACCGGGGCATGGGCTCGTTGCATCCAACTTCAAGGACTTCATTGCCCTGGAACTCCCTGAACAGGAAATGCTCTTGTCGCCGTGGATCACGAACCAAACCTTGGCCATGCTCTATGGTCAACGGGGGTTCGGAAAAACACAGGTTGCCCTGACCATCGCCCTGACCATTGCGGAAGGCGGCACCATGTTTGGAAGGTGGGTAGCGGAAAAGCCTAGGTGCGTACTCTACCTGGATGGCGAAATGGCGGCTGTCGAGTTGCAGGAAAGGCTGCGTGCATTTACTGCCGCCTCGGGGGGGATCATCTCTCACCCCGAAAACCTCATTATCATCACTCCCGACCTCCAAGACGGTCCGATGCCCGACATCTCATCTCGGCACGGACAGGCCATGGTGGAAGCCCACCTCAATGGTGTCGATTTGCTCATCATCGACAACCTCAGCACCCTCTGCCAAGGGGGCGAAGAAAACAGTT